CAAAACTGGACCGCATGAAATCAAAGCGTCCTGTGTCCGATCTATGATGCCTCCGTTGTTCTGTGGTGGCCTTGCGCCTTTCCGTTGTAGAGACAACGATGTGGCCATGCTTCGTGGAAGGCTCATTCCTTACATGAATACCAAGAAAATGACCCCTTTCTTGGAGCGGTGTATACGGGAGTTCGTTGAGAGGGCCATACCTGACCATTGGGCACACAGTGCACAATTGGGCGATGAGTGTATGGCCTTTGCCAAAGCAACCACGTCTACCCAGACGGCAGAGTTGAATAAGGCTGCTCAATACCTCAACGAAGAGAATGGTCTGTGGGCGACGTGGGTCAACTATTGGCGCAACATTCAGAAGGCAGAGTCTTATCCAGAGATAAAACATCCTCGAAATATAGCTCAGATGATGACTCGCTCCAGAATGCTGTTGGCCATGTTGGCCTACCCGGTGATGGAGTTTTTGAAAAATATGAAATGGTATGCTTTCGGCAAATGTCCTGCCGAAATAGCAGAGAGAGTAGCAGACATAGCGTCTAAAAGTGAGACAGTGAATGAGGGAGACAAGAGCAAGTTCGATTTCACCGTTGGTGAGATCTTCCGGCATCTTGATCTCTGCTTCCTGCTCCGCCTATACCCTGTATGTATCCACGATCTAGTGGAATGGATCTATAACAATTTGGAGGATGGAATGTTGATTCTATTGTCTGGTATTGTTATTGCCCAGGGCAAGGCTCAAATGTCTGGTGATTATTTCACTGCTGCTTTCAATTCTATTCGCAATGCATTCATATCGTTTCTTGCGTATCGGTGCACCCCCCTCAATGACGGGTTCATTGAGGCTGATGAGGCCTATGCCAAGTTAAAACACTTGTGTCTTATAGGCGGTGATGACGATATAGCAGGCGACCAAAATGCTGACGCAGCTCGCAAAGCCAACGCAATGGTTGGCACCCACCTCAAACTCAAGGAACACAAACGCGGTGATGGAGGACTCATGTTTCTCTCACGCGTTTATGGTCCAGAGGTGTGGTTCGGTGACCCTTGTTCGGTTGCTGATTTGCCACGAGCCATCGGCAAATTCCATTTGACCACTCGCCCCATCACAGACCACCCATTCAAAATCCTGAAGGACAAGGCGGTGTCATATTACTTAACTGATAGAGACACACCTGTTCTTGGGCCGTATGTGAGGAAACTCATATCGGAACTGTCAGCTTTCTTCCACAAAGATCTGTCAAGTGAACAAGTCCTAGTAGAAGAGTACTCCCGTTCTTGGGATAAGCTCTCCTACTGGGCTCGTGACATTGATCTCCTCAAACAGTGGCCTCAGAGAGACACAGACTGGTTCAATTCATATGCTTCTTCCTGCTTCACCGCAGAGTCGATGGGAGCAATGATGGACTGGTGCAACTCAGAGCTCAATCTTACCTGTGAGATTTTGCTTCCTCCCCGCCTTTCTTTGGTGGAGGAGCCAGACTTTGCCCCTGAGGGGACAACAGCCGTGATGATGACCCATGGAGGTATCGATTACATGGTTGGGTCTGAGGAGTTGCTTCGCGATGTACCTGACAAACCGGTCAAGGGCGCGCCTGTCGGTGAATTCCGTGCAGGCTTTGCTGAAGCCCTTGAGGATGTTCATGATGGTTTGATTGATCCAGTCATGGAAGACCCCGCACCCCACGTTGTGGAGCGCGCTCGTGCCAAGGCACCCTTTAGGGGCCGTGGCCGCGGCGGCTATCCTAGAGTCGCTGGGGCTTCCTCTCGCGGGCGTGGTAGACGTGGGGGCATACGCCCTCGCTCCCGCACCCATGACGAAGACGCTGATGAGTCGCATCATTGGCGATTTTTCCGTGACGACCACACCCGAGGGAAGAATTCTCGTTCTCGGGGCCGTGGGGCCAGGCGCGCATGGCGCCCTGCCCATGGC